GCAGCAGTACGGAACTCAAGCTGAGCAAAGTCAGCCTCCATAATCTTTCCATTTTCCCACCGTGAAACAAAGACTTTCTTCACAGGAAACGTACCACCACGAGGCATGTTCTGCATGTTAGGGTTACGCCCACTGAAACGTCCAGTAGCTGTTATGTGTTGCGTTAAACTTACATGTAAGAACCCATCATGTTTAGTATAGTTTGATATACCCTCAACGAAAGAACTTAGGTAGCTACTGATAGCAGACAAACGTCTCTGATCTATAAGAAAAGACTCAGCCTCTGCCATGTTATTACTTCTTGCAGTAGCAGCGAGTACCTCTAGGTTATCTTTACCTGTACTAAAACCATTGGCACTAATCCAACCCTTGTTAGGTGCAGTAAACCTGAGACCAGCAATCTGTTTTGTTTCTGTTAGCTGAAAGCCTCGCGTGTTACAGTCGGTACACTTGTTAGGTCTAGCATACTTTGTACCATCCTTCTTTGTTTTAAACGTCTTGCCTTGCCCCTCACAGGTAGGACATGTAAATGCTTTTGTTCTGTATACAGGCGTAGAGTTTGCTCTAACAGCATCCTTATATTCATCAACTGTAGATGTGAACTCAAACAGATCAGCCCATTCCTTTTTGTCATTCATACGTAGAGAGAATACTACCTGTGACATTTGCTCAGGACTGTTAAGGTTTATAGGTGTGTCACCCATAAGCTTACGTATTTTCTTCTGCAGTCTGTCTTCAATCTCTGCCTTCTCTTGTTCAAACTCTACTCTTACTTCTTCAAGGGCTGATCTATCCACCCTGATCCCTGACATATACATTCGGGTGAGGGTCTTACAGGTGGTAAAGGTTGTATCTCGAATAACTCTGAGACCTCTAGACTCTGGCTCGGCGTAGTCTGCTTCGATACTATGGAACAACCAGCTAGTTGAAAGCAAGTCACACCTAAGATAATAGGTAAGCTCATCCAACGGTATCTCATTTGTAGTGTATCCTTCTTTAAAATATCTTTTAAGTGTATCATCTTTCTGTACCTCTAGTTTTCTACGTTCAGCACAAGCACCTAAGCTTAAAGGATTACGCTGACCTCTATCAAGTATATACTCTGCTAACATTGTGTCGTAGATCAAGCCATCATACTTGAAGCCTGACTCCCACAACCACATCAAGTCATGCTGCGCGTTGTGCATGATAAGTAATGTTGTTAAGTCTAGTACGTCCTGCACTAGCTTATGCCCAGCGCCTGACACATCCTTAGATTCATCATGGTCTATATTTACAGTATGTAGTTCATCATGGTTGTCTGCATTAACCATACCAACTTGGACTAGGTGATTACTAATCTCAAAAGGGTCCATGTGATCTTTGCCATTGCGTTTTGTTGTGCTGTTCTCAACATCTAATACTATTCTCATGTCTTACCTCAAGCTGAAAAGATAGAGCGTGATCCATCCAATACACAGGTGATCTTACCCTGATACCCATTCAACTTATTCTTGGCTAAGTTTAGATAACGAACTGGATCTTCGTCCTCTCCCTCAGTTTGTTGTGTCTTACCTATCAGGACCATTAGGTCAGCCTCTGCTGCCTTACCTGTCTTAGATCCTTCCATCATCGCTTGGTTAAGGTCAGCCTTACCTTCCGCTTCAGCAGATAGTTGTGACATCCAGATCACACAGCAATCATACTGCTTAGCAATGTTACGTGCATGGATAGCAGCAGTCTTGAGTGTGATGTCACTTCTCTCACTGCTTATGTCTGCAAACTTATCGCCCATGTCTAATACTACAACGTCAGGCTTCTCTTGTTTAACAACAGACTCAACCCATGCCATACCCTTACCTGTACTATCCTTGAACAAGACGTTACTTCTAATAGGCTCATAACGTTTCTGTGCCAGGGCTTTGTTCTCTCTAACTTCTTTCATAGTCATGTTAGATGATGCGCTGATATACCTTGCAGCAACACGAGTGTATGCCTCTTCATTACACAGTACAATACACTTAGCACCCTGATGGGCAAAGCCTTGTGCACCTGCTATAATACTGGCATGGAAAGAAGTTTTACCAGTATTGGGACGAGCGCCAACCAATACAAGGTGACCACCACTAACACCCTCCACCCTACGAGCCAAGGAAGATATGTTAAAGCTCCATCGGGATTCCAGAAGCGTTGCATCAAGTATTGTGTCAAGACTATTATCATCCCAGTCAACACGTAGATTAGGAGTAAAATCATTTTTGTATTCCTCTAGTAGTCGTCGCAGAGGTTCTAAACTATCCTCTGTTCCATTAACAAAATCAAACCCTAGGTTTGCTACACGATCACCAACATGCTGTTGGAATAATTGTGATAGTGTATCCTGTGCTATCTCTTCTTTGATAGGCTCAGTAATTGATATGCGTTTAAACAAATCCTCATACGCACCACGTGTAGCTGTGGTAAGACTTGCATTCATTCTATTGAACACAGCCTCTAGATCCGCAACAGTTAGGTCACCCTCATAGGTTTCCATAGCACCATCAAGTGCCTGTTTAATCTTACGTACATCCTTACTAAATATTTTATCGGGGCAACGTATACCCTTGTGTTGGTCATAAAAGCTACGGTCAAGTAACGTTTTAATCAGTGCTAATTCCATCATTATTTTTGTCTCCTACAACAATATATTATATATCTTTAAGTGCTACTCATCACTCGTGTTTAAGCTCCACGTAGTACGAACCTGCACTACTCTTATACGCAGCCATAATGTCTATCCACTGCTGACCACTCATGATAATTAATTGATGGTCGTCTTCCTCAGGATCATACTGTCTTATGTATACCATACCCTCATCTCCAAAGATAACCTCAACATCTTCATGCTTACCTTTTTGATCTAAAGTTTTAACGATAGATGCATCAGATTCAAACTCAACTGTGAACATCCGAACCCTCCGCTACAATTATATTTACTTGTGCTACATTGCCTGTAACTTTGACAATCTTAAAGTCTAAACCTTCTTTGGTAAGCAGTCTTCTTAACATAGATACTGGTATCATGTCTCTTCCTTTCCTGTTAGTTTTATTAACCTATCTAAATACCATTGTGATTTCAATAGGTCTTCTTGTTTATTTTTATATCTCCAACGGTGTAGGTACTTAGCAATGTTACCTCTCAGGTAGCCTATATATTCTTCTTGGGTAAGGAAATCTTCTATATAATCTATACATTCAATCCTGCCTTTGCCATAATGCGCTGGGTTGTTTACGTTATCCACGACATATCTCCTGTAGTTTTTCCATATCCTCTGGCATACGATACTTAATATCATCAGACAAACTTAGTGCTGTTGTTTTGTTACCTGTCCACAGTTCTATCTCTCTGCGATACTCAATAGTCTTTGATACTGCGTCAGGATCTAGTGCAATCACAGCCCTGTCATACTCACCTATCTTCTCAAAGTGTTTATGATTCATGCTAGTACCTAGGATTGCCATGCAAGTAACGTCAGGTAACTCTTGGTAAGCTACTAAGGCAGAGACAACATCCTCTACAATAACTATAGTAGATCCTACGCCTACTGTGTAGTAGTCTGCTACACCTGTATAGCGATACCACTTAGGTATTTGAGTAGCACCTACTGCTCTACCTATAGCATCAATCATCTTATGGTTATTATATATAGGAAATACTACACGCTCTTGTTGTACATCATAGAAGGTGTTACCTACTATACCCCAACGCCTCATAAATCTATTGTGCTTAGTGTGTTGTCGTGTTGGTTCTACTAGCTGCGCTGGTAACTCCATAGTTTCTACCTCTTTCTTAGTTTGATCCTGCGCTGGGCGTAAGTGTCTGCGTATTTCAGATGCAGTCATGTCTGTATCAAACTTACCACCTACATTACAGCCTAGCTTGTAACAGTTATACATCAATGTACCATACTCGCAAGAGGCTGAGAAAGTATTCTTACCCCTACAGAAAGGGCAGTCGCCTCGATGTGAACCATGTGCTGTTACAGACTCAGC